AAAACCTTCGCGGTTACTCTGCGTAGCCGTCCATATAGGTACTTTCATTTCCATTGACAAAGCACGAAGATCTTCAAAAATACTTTCTAGTTCAAATCGTTTCTGATCGTATCCACGGCGACTTCTCATCAAATCCCCATAATCAATAATGATAAGATCCGGACTAAACCCATTAGATAAGAGTCGTCCCATATGAAATTTAATTGTATTAATGGTTGCGACCTTTGGCGGATATTCCTTTATAAACAATTGTCCACCATCAAATCGAACCAGCTGCGCTTCGGCCTCAACCATTCGACTTCGCAATTCCTTTGTGGGAATACCGGTAATACGGCTATCATAACGATTACCTACATGATTTTCGCTTAACTCAAATGTATAATGAACAACATTTTTACCGGCGGCTAATGCACCATATCCAAGATTCACCAAGAAAAATGATTTACCACCACCAGTAGGTGCCATCACTACACCCAACTCACCATTACCTAACCCGCCATCTAATACTTCATTAGCATCTAATAATGGAAATCCTGTTGGCACCGTTACTCTGCTATGAACTTGTTGTCTTGATTTAAATGAATCAAAATAATCATGACCCATATTTTGTTCAGTACTAATCTTTAAACTATCTTCAATCGTTTTTTGTATTTCTTCAAACTTGCCTTCTTTCAGTAATTCTACTGACTGCAGAATGGCACCTTTCATGGATTGATTTTTACAAAACTCTAATGACTTATCTTTGGCGTATTCAATCTCTTGACGATTGACTTTTGTTTCAATATCCAATAGGACATTAATCGTGGATTCTTTTAATTCTCCTTCTGGATATTGTGAAATTTCTGTCTTTAATGTTTCATAAGTAGGTGGAGCATTATACTTATTAAAAAGTTTTCTGATTTCCAACCAAACTGTTTTGTGTGAATCGGATGTAAAATATTCTTCCTTTAATATTTCAAAACTCTTTTCAAAAAAGTCTCTATCAATAAGTGCTGCTTGTAGAACGCAATTCTGAAAGTTCGCTCCAAAAGATTTGAAAGAATCAACATCTGTATATGCCATTTAAAATCTCCTAAAATGTAAGTGGTTCGCGTTGAACCGACATGAAACTTGAAACCCAATTATCAATATTGTTAGGCGATATATCTTCGCTCAATAACTTAAGACGAAGTTGGTAAGAATTAAACTTCAATTCTTTTTTTTCATAACTTCTTTCCATCGCTTGAATAGATTGTATATTTATATTTATATCTAATAATTGTACAATCTCATAATTCTTTCTCAACAATTCTTCATTATCAATATACTTTTGATATTTCTTATCTTTTTGTTTACTCACGTATTCTAAGAGATCATCTACATCCAGATTTGAGGAAGTAGAAAGTAGTGGAAAATCTCTCCTTCCAGTCGATTCTCCGACGCCAAAAACTCCTTTGATGTTATCACTCTTATCACCCACGATCGCCTTTAGAAGCGCGTAATTAGGTGGGAAAACACCCTCTTTTTTTATCATCCACTCAAGGTTTACCAACTCACCATTTGGATTTTCTTTTGTTTTCACAGGGCGAAAGATCGCCGTCCTTTCATCAACCAACTGAAAAAAATCTCTATCAGTTGAGACAATTATTTTCGCATCATTTTTAAAAAAGTTTCTGCAAGAATACGCGATCTGATCATCTGCTTCTAAGTATTGAACCGCAGGTTGGTAAACAGGCAATACATCTAAACACTCTTTTAATAGCTGCAATTGCCGTGCAAATGATTCTTTTTCATCTTCCTGCGAATACTCAAAATGTCGATTTAACCCTCTAAACTTGCGCCCCTCTTTGTATTCTTTAAGCATTCTTCTTCGACGCTCTGAAGAATTTTTTCCCTCCCAGACAACAGAAACAATATCCGGATTATGTTTCTTTATCTGTGACTGTAAACTATTGAGAGTACCAAAAGCTCCCCCTACATGCTCGCCATCATCATTTGTTAGTCTCAACGCTGAAAAGTTTCTAACAAACATATTCATTAAATCAATCAATAAAACCTTTTTCATATTTTTACCATACCACCATATTAGTTATAAGACGTTTTGTAACCAACCTATATAATATAACCAAATCTCTCCAAGTAGTCAAGCTCTTTCTTTGCTCTATTAAAGATTCTTTTTCTCTTACTTTAGCCAACCGAATAACCCATCTTTGCTGTTTTAATAGACATACTTTTGTGCCGCCTGTATGCCAAACACAATTTTCGATAAAAATCCAGTACCAAATCCTAGGTGTGATTAACATAATAAAAACCTTTAATTAATATTAGTGACTCATCATCTATTTCATTCCTCATCTTTCTGTCTCCGTGTTAGGGTTGGAGCTTTTCTTATCCGCGGGTTGATTCGTTTTTGCCAAATCCTTTTGGCTCTTTCTACATCCCTACTGGCCGTCTCGTCTTTAACCTCAACCTTAGCGCTTTGTTGTGTCGGTGTAATGGTTTTCTGCGCCTGTGATACGGATGGCTGCGATTCATTATGTACATGGTAAGTGCTGTAGGAATTATAACCATTAGAATAATAAGAAATATTAGGATAATACCCATTCCGGTAAGGTGTGTAAGGGTATTGTAGTTGCCACTCATAACGTCTATTAACCATTGGTGTGTATTCATTTCTCTCATCTCGTTCATTGTTCTTTTCTAAATCACGAACATTTATTTTAGGTGCGGGTTTTATTCGCAGTGGGTCATAAAGTAGTGTGTAACATCCATCCAATACAAGAAGTAAAGGAAACAATATAAGATATAATTTAAAGTTGCTCAATATCATATTTTATTCTTCTTAATGATGCATCGCTATACTTATAAGGTTTAACACCTGGTGTTTCCAAAATATCAATACGATTAATAAAACGAGCATTCATCGTATCTTTGACTTGATAAACTCCAGACTTCTTACCAGCATCCACCCACACATAATCGCCAAATCTAAGAAAGCCGCCATTACGTACAAGCATATTTCGTGAAACCGCCACATATTTATATTCACTCGCTCTTTTTATTTTAATAACAGTTCCGTCTGCTGTAATATTAGGAGTGTCATCGGTTTGAGATGAAACAGGATGATACATTGTAACTACTATTTTATGAGTATTTACCTCAATATCCTTTATTCTTTCTTGATAACCTAACAGTTTGTCAGCCATAATAAGACCATTAAGAGTAGTGTCTCTTATGAGTGAATCCGCTACTGATACCTTAAAATTTAAAAAACTTATTTCATCATTTAACTCATCAATGATGCTCTTCTTTTCTACACTATGTGCTACTAAAATGACCGATAGAAGCGTAATAGCTATTGTTTTTAAGTTTTCTCTATTCATAATAATTCCTGTTGGTAGTATAAATATAGCACAAGATTCCCATAAGTTTACACTATCATTTAAAAAAATTTAGATTCATATTTAGGGAAATTTTTTGGCTGGAAAACTACTCCCAAGGAGAATCGAACTCCTATTGCAAGAATGAAAATCTTGAGTCCTAGCCGTTAGACGATGGGAGCTAATTTTTAAAGGCCCACTTTAATAAACGAATAGATCCAAAAACTAAACCTAACAAAGCAGCTCCCATATAACTTGTAATTTCTGTTACATTAAATATGGGAGTTATTGCATAGTTCCATAATCCAGAGAAACACCAACCTAAAAATAGAAAAAATAAAGCAACTGCTCCGGCAACCAAACTAAATCCTAATAAAATTCCCATCATAACAAATCCCTTAATCCACCAAGGTTTAGGTATATCTTTTTCTTTATCTTTTAGTAAAGTTTCCCAATATCGTTTTTCCATTACAAAGTTTCGTCATCCCCTAATTCTTCAAGAATTATTTCGTCGCCGCGGAGGTCGGGATTTTGTTCTATAATCAAAGATTCTTTTACTTTAAGCTTACAATATTCATGCGCTGCTTTGTTTTCTATTTCTCTTATCCAATCAACAAATTTTCTATTTTGAAACTCGTATACCTCACCGGTATCTTTATTAATAATTTGTGATTTCTGGGCACTTATTTTAGTAGCAACACCAAATTTAAGAAGTTCATCCAGCCAGCTTTCTTCATCAATTAAACCTCGACTAAAATACATTGTTAATTTAGCTTCCCGATGTGGAGGTCCAAGCCGGTTCTTAATAATCTTGGGTTTGATGCCAACGCCAATTGTAGCTCCATCAGTTTTTAACTTACCATCAGTATATAACTTTATTCTTACCGATGAAAAAAACGGTACAGCTTTACCGCCTGGTGATACTGTAGGATCTCCAAACACCATACCCCCAATCTTTTCTCTTACTTGATTTAGAAACACTAGTGCTATTCGTTGATTACCTATGAACCGAATGCTCTTACGTAACCCTTGTCCAATCAATCGCGCACCTAAACCAATAGTAGAATCACCATACTCGCCTTGGATTTCAGCTTTAGTAGAAGTACCCGCTATTGAGTCCCAAACAATACAACATAACTTACTCTTATCATTTTCACGGATTCTACGTACAATTTCTTCTATTGCTTGAAATACTTCTTCAATAGTTTCGGGTTGCAGGTAGACGAGATTACCGCCTTTATCTTGTTCCTTTATCCCTAGTAGTTTTAAAAAACTCCAGTTCGCTGCATTTTCTGTATCAATGAGAACTGGAATGCCACCCCTATCTTGACAATCTTTTAAGATCATATAAGATAAAAGTGATTTACCAGTGGCTGCTTCGCCACTGATTTCTACTAACTTACCAACAGGTATGCCGCCTTCAGCTTCTATATCATTAGAAATAATAGTATCTAGAACAGTAGATCCGGTAGATAACCATTCATTTACTTCAGCAGGGCTTTCACCCTTCCCCATAATGTAGGCAACATCGCCAAGTTTTTTATTAAGAGAGTCTACCAGAATATCCGTAAGGACGCTGTTGTCATTTTCAACAGCGCCCTCACTACTAACGACTTTTTTACGAGCCATATTAGGTTAACAACTGATCAAAAGCTGCGCCTATCTTTTCGCTAACTTCATCTTCCTCGGCGGCTACTTTCTTAACATTTGTCCCAAAGTTAAAAGAAGTGCCAGCGGAAGAATCCGAATCATCGGCATTGGGATTAATATGCTTATCCAACGCCACCTTCATTTCATCAACAGGTGAGAACTGAAAAAGTTCATCAATCGGCTTCACACTATCAATAATGGTAGGAATATCTTTCTTCGGTGCTAACGGAGTGGTTTTAAGAGCCGTAATAATATTGTCTGGTACCAACCAATTATTAAAACCATGAGCCATAGTTACAACCAAATCCAAACCTTCGGCCGGATCGGTAATATCAACTCCCTGCCGCAAACCGCTGCGAACATGATTAAGAATATCCTTATAAGTAGTGCGAGGCGAAACACTCCACCAACGAACACCCTTGTCTTCTTCGCCGCGTTTAATGATGGGAATGTAAGCCCGATTCTTAGCGGCCATATTCTTAAACATTTCCTTAAAACTTTCATCATTAGTCTGCTTAAACTGGTCCCAACACTTTGAAGCGAAATCGCAAATCGGATCGGTTTCGCCCTTCATTTTCGCTGGGCAAAGAAAGGTACGACCAGCGATACCAAAGTGAAACCACAACTCCTGAAAAGGCATTTCCATATCATGCTTATAGGGAGTGATGCGAATATGATGTTCACCTTCTTCCAACTTAATAATGTCTTCCTGTGATCCATTATTACTCTTAGTTGGGTCAAGCTTATCAAGAGCTTGATTAATTTTATCTAAATTAATAGCCAAAGTTTTCTCCTTAAAATTAGTAAAAACAACGATTGATGATTATTATAATACTTTTTCACTCAAAATTAAACTATTGATGCTTCGCATCCCAACAATTCTTCATCAATACATTCGCAACTTTCTCCACACGATTTAAGGGGTATGCCTCTTTTTACTACCAATAATATAAGCGATATTACAGGTAAAGTCAAGGCTAAAATTACAGAAATTAAAAGTTTCATGTTTCCTTCCAAAATTTCTTATACTATAATATACACAATTCTGGGGAGTTTGTCAAGGCTTTTTTTCACTTTTTTCAAAGTTTATTACCTCCAACCAAATTTGCGTAGTAATAGGATATAATTGGCTAATTATGCTTTTTAGTGCTTTTGCGTATTGTTGTATTTCCCACTGGGCATCCGGCTTATCACGAAGCTCAATAAAGTTAGCAATGGCTTGAAAGCTTGCTGTCCAGTAAAATTCAGTATAAGACGATAATGGCAGAAGAGTGCGGGCCTGCTCTTTGGCTACACCAAGTTTTAGAAGTTCTTGGTAATAGTGTTTTCCAACTTGAATGGCCTTGGCATAAGCTTCGGTGGCTTCTTCTTGTTCCCTAATCGCTCCGATGCTCGCCTGTTTGCTGTCTTCCGATTGTTGCCGCCAGTTTTCTGGAATATAATATTCCTCAACTGGGACATAACGTCCGCTAATTTCATTCCACGCATGATCCTTTGTTATTGAAGAGGATGATGTTTCGATACCGACAACATGCTTATAAAGTTGGCGAGTAACAAACTCTGGAGCTTTTATATGGAACTGAACCATAAGATGACGAAATGGGGAATAATGCTTATTCTTCGCCAAATAACGAACTAGACGCTCGTCGCTCTTATCATACTTGTCTTTTCTTTTTCCAAACGATACTCTTGCTGAATTTGCTACAGTAAGGTCGCTTCCAAGATAATCAATTGCTTCTATAAAACCTTTATCAAGAACTTCTTTTTTTAAATTCATCCTCTTCCACCATCAATCATAACCTCTTATATGCACTTCGTCATCATCTTCATTAAATTCATCTAGTGTATCTAGATTAGTGCAATCTATTTCTTGTAATCTCTTCTTAGTATTTTTACGATTATTTCTTCTGTCATTTTTTTTAGTACTACGACTAAAATTTACAACTTCATTTGGATCGCGGCGGCGAGTAGTTCGTGCCATATTATCATGCTTCCTTTCACGCGTATTTTAAACTTCCCAAGATTTGATTGATAGGTGCAAAGGTTCCCGTCAACTTATACGTCTTACCTTTGTAATTGAAGACAACACCTTCTGATGGTACAATCCTTTTGAATCCACCAGCTTTCTTCAACCTATTTAAGTGTCTCTTCAACTGAGATATCTTATTAAGATCACCCCCTTTTTGTAAACTACTGATGGTAGATTTTAAATCTTTTTTAATACTTTTGACAGACTCATCCGGCGAAGCCGCAATGAGATTGCTAACATTTGCA